TTGCCGAGGGCAATTCCAGTGTCTTTTAGCTTTGCTTCAATAGTTGGAAAAAGTCGAGTGACGACTAGAGTAATTGCTTCTTCAAGTGCTGGAAGAAGACCTTCACTGACAGCAAGCTTGAGCTTATCAATCTGCGGCTTAAGTCCCGCGATAAACTTAGCAAATTCAATTTGAAAATCATTTAGACCAGCAAATGGATCTTGGCCGCCTTTTCCTGCTTTTTCGTCGGAAACTGCTTTATCAGCAAGAAGCTTGTCATCATACGCCCTATCTTTATCTTTTCGAGCGTCGGTTTCAGCCTCAAGCGCATCAATGACTCGCTTTGAGTTTTCAACTTCTTGAATTGTGTTGTATTTTCCGTCATTGGTTGCTTGATTAAGATCTTTATTAAGATCTTGCACGCTTGTTCTAGCCCTGCGTAAGTTAAGATCAGCCTCAGCAAATGCAAGCTCGGCCTCGCGGCGCGCGCGAGAGTTTGGTGGAAGATCTTGAACACGAAGTAAAGATTCGCGTGTCTTTTCAAGTTCAATTGCCGCTCGCTTTTCACTAAGAACAGAGTCTTCAGTGTCGTATTTAAGTCTTTGAATTTCTCTGCGAGCTTCTTCACGCACTGCAGTGAGTGATTTTGTTATTTTTTCAAGTCGCTTTTGTGAATCAAGGTAGCGATCATTTGCGTCTCTAGCCGCGCGAAGAAGCTGTGGCATCCTGTCAACACCACCGCCAGGTTTTGTTATCGCACCGACTGCTTTTCCAATACCGCTAAATGCAAGCTTAAACGCTGCCATGCCCTGGATGAAAGCAGAGATGACACCACCGAGAACTATGAAAGATGGAGCAGCTGCCGCGGCCTGAAATGCCATAACAGCCAAACCTGAAGCCGTCGCGCCTAGAGCTGGAGCAAGTAGACCAATAGCGCCTTGTAGTTTGTAGCTACTTTTAATTAGGTCGTTTATTGCGTTGTACGTATTTACTGCGTCCTGCTGAGTGGAGGAAAAACCAGACTTAGACGATTTACTAAGACTTTTACCAAACGACGCACCTGCCTTGGCAAATCTACTATTTAAGTTATTTAAGATGTCATCAATGTCATCTTTAAATCCAGTTGTAATTGCGTTAACAACGATGTAGGCACTGCCGACTACTGCCATATGTCTTCACCTCCTTCCATCATAGTGTCTACTTCTATTGTAAAACATCTACAACTACCTGAGTGGGGCATCTAGTGCGCGGCCAAACGGTAGTGGAGACGTTTCATCTGGAAGTGTTGCTGATATAAACGACTTTGTGGCACCAGAACGAGCAAAAGGATCTACTGGCACTGGAACATCGTCATCATCTGCTAGTGGAGGATCTATGCCTGCGCCCATAGACGAAACCTGGGCTCCGTATTTATAGCCTCGGTTGTATAAATCTCTATAGAGAATTTGTCTAAATTTACCTTTTGCTTCAAGCGCCTCACCAGAGACAGCATTCAGCGAATCTTCTTCAAATAAGAAATGAAGAAAATCAACTGCGTCAGCAGCATCTAGTTGTCGGATGTCAACACCAAGGGAAATTGCCTTGCCGTTGACATACGGCCAGAGATCAACTCCCCAGGTTAGGAAGCTGCTGGCGGCTGCGTAGGGCGGTCAGCGTACTGCTCCACCAACCAAGCAACAATCGCGCTTAACTGCTCAACTTCAACAATCCTGTCATCGCTCTGTACCAGTGCGTCAAATCGTTCGTAGCTTTCTGCAATAAGAACAAGCTTAAAGAACTTGTTAATGATTGCTGCTGCCTCTCCTGGATTGTCCTGCGCCGACGATGCCGCTACAAGGTCAAGAAGAATCCTTCCCTGCATCTTGGGCTTGCACGAAAAATCTTCCCCGTGAAGCTTAAACGAAAGAGGCTCCGCTGGCTTGTCCTGTTCTCCAGCTCCAAAATCCTTAAATCTTGCCATATGTGTTTTCTCCGTAAATTTGTAGTATCTGTCTTTATTACTTTACCATGTATAAAAAGCTCGTTAGGTACCTGTTCGGCCTCGTTCCAGGGTGAGCAACTGTTCTTGTGTAGACGACTCGTCCTCTCGCAGAAAATCTAAGAAGCCCTCCGCTGTCTGCTCGAATGATATGAGGACGAGTTCCTTCGTGATGCATGTACGCATATGGCAGTGGAGACCCAATTGTCATCTTTTGACCTGTTGAAGTCGGCTCCTGCGAGCTGCTAATAGAAGCGGCTAGAGCACCTGTCCTTTTTCCTACTTTTGCCTTTGCGGCTGCGGTAATCATCAACCCGCGTGCAAACACATGCCGACCGACATCTCCGCCAGGGTTTTTCAGTAAATGAAATAGTGCTGGTTCATTCCAAACAATATAGTACGCCACTACGGTATTGCCATTGTTAGTTGCATAGTGACAAGTTGAAATCCACCTTCTGGAGGTGGAATATCTACTGTTGCAATAGTGCCTACGCCAAAAGTACCAGGTTCCCACTGATCAAGTAAGTTAATTGATTGCATAAGCACCCATGCGTCTACTGCAGAAATTTCAGCACCTTCTGAGATCTTTTCAGCAGAAGGTGGACGGCCATTGACTCCGACAACTGGTATCTCTCGAGCAATCAATATGGTCATTACAGCACTTCTAGGCATGTTGCACTTCTGTGGAGCAGACGCTTGGTCTCCTGGAGCACCCAAGTAAATTTGAACTAATGACACAGAAAGCTGCTCACAGTCAACAGCAACCTGTCCAACGTTCCAGTACCTTCTGTTTGGAAGTGGAACATTATGAGACTCAAAGATTGAGACTACAGTGTCAAGAACACTTTGAAGTAAGTTCTTTACATTAAGAGCATCGTCTGAGACGTCTGCGATAGATGTAATTGCCATGGCTAGTCGCCAATCGTAACAATTGGATTCAGCTGAGGCGTTGACATGCGAATTCTCAGATTTCCAGATGCTACATACACAGTTTCAATCTGTCCTTCGTACTCGATGCTCGGCCGAGATGCGTACATGTCCCATGTCCCTGGATCAACAAGACCAGCGATAGCCAGCGCGTCTTCATATTGAACATTTATTTGCACCGCGTTTTCTTCTTCAAGAAGAAGAACCGATCCTTCTCCAAGATCTCTTGACCTAGTGTTTGACCAGTCATTTATAGTAATCTTTGGAATCCAGCCTGTGCCATCGAGTAGCCACCATGCGTTGAGGTAGTCGTAGGTAATCGCAACGGAGCCATAGTTACCGTCAGTGATTGTGATGTCTTGAATTGATTTGACGAGCTTGTCGTCTTTTGGTGTAAGCCTTCGAGCGCGTGCAAGGTCTGGGCTAAACACACGGGCGCGGTTCTTTGCGCCATCTGGGTTTACTGACTTTAAGAACAAGTCAACAAAGTAAATACCTGTGCGCCCCTGAGCAACAAACTCCTGAGGGTCAAGAATAGTGTAAGAAACACCCTGCCTAGCGATGCTCGTTACGCGTTGCGGAAGCTCGCAGTCTTCGCCAGACCACATCTTGCAGAATTCAATGGCAAGCATTCGTGCTGCCATCTTTCCCATTGCTGGGGCCTCTACACCGTACGTGTATGTAACTTCAACGTTGCATGGCCTCCATGGAACGCCACGAACTGGTTGAATGACAGAATGATCTGAGAGGTAGTAATAGTTTGGGTTAATGATCTCGCCGAGGTGGTCACGGATCGCGTGGACCTTAGTAACTGGCTTGCCGCGCAGACGAAGACGCGAGCCTGTTGTAATTCCATCGGACGCTGTTTCATAGAAGTCATAGGCAGTTAGCGGAATGTTTTGCACGTCGCCGTTTACGAGCGCGGCTGTTGTTGTTCCACGAGCTAGGCCGTAGTTGTGGCCGCGTGTTGCGCAAACGTATCGCTCTGTTACTGTCGTTACGCCACTGTACTTTCGTCCTGACAATTGAAAAAGAAGCTGCGATGCTACTTTGGCGGCGTCATAAGAAAACTCTGAGTCTGAGTAGCTGCCAAGGTCTGAAGTGCTTACCCAGAGGTTTGTCATCAAAATTCCTTGTCTATTCGGTGCTCGTAGTGAGCGTGGCGCTTAAGTACATATTACTACGAGCGCCACGCTCAGATTACGAAAATTACGAAGTTGGATCCTCCGCAGAAGCGATGATGAAGTCAATTGATTCATCAGCGTTGTACTCGGTGCTACCAGGTACGTTGTAGGCAGTTGTTGAACCCTGCGATGCAAAGTCAGTAACTGCCCAACTGTTTGCCAAGCAAACAACTGTTCCAGTATCTGCTGCCGACGTAATCGTACCACTCGTTGTTGTTGTGTAGGTAAGTGTTGTTGTTGTTGGGACAGCTGTAATGGTGTATGTACCATGAAGAGCTGAGTTTCCGTTCGTCCCTGCAACTGTGATTTCGTCACCAACACGAAGACCGTGAGCTGTCGATGTTGTGAGTGTAGCTGTTGTACCGCTGCGTGCGCTGTTTGAGATTGTCTTGCTGATGTCACCGTGCCACTCGTAGAAGCCCTTGCGACCAGTTGGTGCCCATGAAGCGCGAGCGTACGAGTATGGACGCTCTGTCGCCAATGGGAATTCCCAACGCTCATCAAGGCCGTCACCAAACAACGAGTTGCCGATGCTGTAGCCTTCAAATGTGCTTGCGATCATTCCGTTTTCAATCACGCGGTCACCAGACTGGCGCATACGGCAGTATGGGAAGACCCAGTGGAAGTAAGGAAGAGTTGCTGCGCGCTTTCCGTCCTTAACTGCGAACGACCAGCACTCAATTGCAACACCGTTGCCAGATGGGTCGTCGCCAATTCCAGGAGAAGACCAGCCGATGCTTTTACGGTCAGGCGATGCAAATGTTCCAAGGTTCTTGCGAAGCAAGAGACCGCCGGACATAAGATTTGTAAGCTCTGGGTCTGGTTCACAGATTGCGAGCTCCATTGTCACACGCTTAAGGGTGTCTGGGGCTTTGTACGAAACGCAGATAGATCCGTTTGCGGACTTTTCCACGATTTCATCGCCTTCTTCGTATTCAGGTGTGAACGACACTCGCATGAACGCGCTTGTTGTGTAGCTGTCTCCTGGGTTGTTAAGCAAGTTACCAGCTGCATCAAGGCGCGTAACGCGGATTGATACACCTTGAATACTTGCTGCGTAATCTTGGGTTGCCATGTTTTTATTTTCTCCTTAGGGATTAAACTGTCAGGTCTACTCTGACTGCTAGATGAATTGTTGTATCAAAGTAAACCGCCGCTGGGCGAATTGCCTTGAGCTTCATGTCGTTTTGGTTTCCGCTGACATCGTAAGCTTGGCCGTTGCTGTCGTTTACAACATCAACCTTTCCGACGTACACCTCTACTGTCCCTGTGCCATACATCCACTTGTTTCCATCAGTCGCTGTAGCGCCTGTAGCATTGGTTGGACCAGTTCCAGAGTAGCCAGATCCAATGATAACTGGTGTACCAGATATCGTTTCAATGCGGCCATCTTCCCTATGAAAAAGCATGTAGCTTGCAGAAAGAAGTCCTGCAACATCGCGTGTCATATGGATGACACCTTGCTCGCCACAAGGAGATGTTGATCCAATCTTAAAATCAAGAAGCGCGAGTGCTCTTGCCGCGCTGATCGCTGTTCCACTGTTTAGAATTGTCGTGGTAGAAGCTGATAGCGCAAGGTTGTCGTGCGACTCCCCCTCACGAACTGCTCCATCCCAGAGTTCTTGCTCAACAGCTTTTTGCGTAATGCCCTTGATTTGTCGCGAAATTCTGTCAAAGCGATCAAGTGCTGTGTACCCAAATGTTGAAATCTGTTCTTCTACTTCAATAAAAAATGGCTTAATTTGTGTAAATCGTGTTGGGGTTGCGTCTGACGCAATGGACGCTGACGTTGTATCTGTGTCGTCCCAATTCTTAGCTGAGTAGATGCTTGTGTCCCACTCTTGCGCAAACGTGCGGATCCAACGATCCTCGTCAGGCAAAGTAGTCGGCGCAGGCTTAGCCACTGAAAACAGACCGTAGTCTGCTGGCTCAATTGCAGGTGCGACTACAACTCCATCTTTTGGAAATGCCATTTTTGTTCCTAACTTAAGTTCCGCGTTGTATGTTTCTTACTTGTATTGGGGGCACCCATTCCTGGGTACCCCCTCTACGAGTTTTTGCTTTAGCTTCGGTTTAGTACTCGATAGCTGCTGCGGTTGCGCCACCTGTGGTGTCACGGAGGGCTGCTGCCACACCGTTTACCGAGATGGTTGAGGTTAC